CTAATCTTATACCTGAACAAAGGTCAGAAACATACTCAAGAGGGAATTTATTTAAAAATATACTCCGTGATAATAAATTTCGTGAAAGTAGTATAATACCACGAGATGCCACCAAAGCTGCAAAGGAGACCCTACCAGTTTACAGAAAGCTCGAAAGGGGGATGAATGCGGGAGAATATGTTCCTTGGGATAGGGCAATCAATCTGCAATCTAAAATCTTTTCTAAAGAGGATGATAAACAGACTCTTCACCACGAAGTACGTCATCACATGAACCTTACAGGTACTGACTATTCAGAAAAATATATAAAACCTAACCTTCCAAAAGGGGGTAAACTTGCTTCTGGTAAATATATACATGCGTTTAGCACAACAAATGAATTGACAGAAGCTATTGCTGATTTAAAACAGCAAGATTATAAAGCAACAGGGATTGATATGACTAAGGATAGGCTCAATAAGTTAATTAATTCTGAAACACTACCTGCTCATTTTAAAGGCTTCAGGTCAAATAGGTTTAATGCAGGTAATTTTATAAATGATCTTAGAGAGTGGAAAAAAGAAAACCCAAAAAAAGGGAAAAAACTTATTGATAAAATAATAAGAATACAAGATCAAGTCGTAGATGTAAGGAAGCCAAACCAATCATCTAAAGACGTACTAAAGAGAGAAATACTCAGGCAAAGGTATGCCTAGTAAACCGTAGAATACATGCAGAAGTTCCACAGTGATTTTTCCTACAGACGTGCTATAATTATTGGTAATAATAATAAATAGTGGCAGACGAAGAAGATAAACTTTTAAAGTCCCCCAAGGACAGAACAACTACAGACTCCCCAGTTCTAGAGCTTTTAATTAAGTACGGGAAAGGCACTAATGCGCCAAGGCTTATGGGGTCTGGGGGTTCACGATGGCATCCTCACTCTAAAGATAAGCTTAAAAACGAGAGTACACGAGGGGGGTATAGTCCAACGTCTCGTGATAAGTCAGCTTCAAAACCCGCAAGGTTTGAAGAAACTCCTTTGGCTTATGAGTTGGTTAAAAAATATCTAAAGGCACGGGATGTACGTCCTGATATTAACGAATATGCAGAATGGGCTAAATGGAACAGATTTCCTGTGGGGGAGTCGTTGGTAAAACAAGCCCGTGGAGTTATGTTGGATGAGCAGTTTAAAAAGAAGCAGATACTGGAAAACCTGCCTTTTTTTAAGGAAAAAATGGAAAGAGAAGACGCGATTAGGTTGAAAAAAGAAGAAGAGTTTCAACGTAAAGCAATAGAAGAAGACCGCCTGAAGAAACAAAAGAAGTTTTTTGAGGATATAACTAACAACCCCGATACCTATGGGTAATTTAAAATGATAGCACTTTGCGTAGGACACAGCCGACCAAATGATTCAGGAGCCTCCTCTGTAACAGGAGTCAGTGAGTGGGATTATAATTCCGAACTTGCTGAGATGATTGGGGACAAGCTTCGTCAGCCACATAAGATATACTCCACTTACCAAGGGAACGGGTATGTTAGTGCCATGCGCTGGTTAGCCAGAAAACTGGATGAAGATCGTGTAGATGTGGCTGTTGAGCTGCACTTTAATGCAGCATCCCCCAAAGCCACAGGGCATGAGTGGTTATACTGGAATACTTCCGAAAAAGGCAGATTACTGGCACGGTCCATTCGGGATTCATTTGAAGATTCTTTTCCTTTGTTAACTAGTAGAGGCATTAAAGGCAGACAAAAAGGTAGCAGAGGGGCTATGTTCCTTAGAGCCACTTCGATGCCCGCATGTATTGCAGAACCATTTTTCGGAACCAATGAGGAGGACTGGGAGCTTGCTTTAAAGCACAAAGAGGGGGTAGCCGATGCGGTTGCGGGAGGGTTAACCCTTTACAAAGAGTTAGCGGAAAGGTGGTAGAGTGGAGCTCCCCAAAACAATTTCTATTGCGGGACACAAGGTAAAGCTGGAGGTCGTTCCCTTAAGTGGCGAAGACCCTCCCTATGGACTTTATTTCCACGATAAGAAGCTTATACAAATAAACTCTGGAGTACGTGACAGGGCTTTATTAGAAACAATTCGCCATGAAATGATGGAAGCCAGTTTACTACTCAGTGGAGTAGGCTTTCTCGAATCATACGAGCAGGAAGCCGTTGTCAGGTGTATGGAAGAAATCTTCTTCCCTGCATGGGCGCAGTTCCTGAAACGTATTAACTTTAAAGAGCAATAGTTTGGCATACCCAAAAAAGAAGTTCACATTTACAGATGACTTTGCTGTCTATAGACCTGTAAGTGATGACTTGGTTGTAGCTCACAAAAGGTCTTGTGATATGGGGGTGCTTCCTAATTCGTTCACTCGAGGTATGGGTAGGATGGCTGGTTGTTTAGGAGAGATAGCGGTACATAAATTTATAAAGAGGAGTAAGTACGTAGGAGACACTACGTATACCCATGATATCGAACACAAGAAACGACGGGTTGAAGTGAAGTCAAAGTCATGTGCATCAATTCCAAGAAAGAATTATATGGCATCTGTGAATGGCAAAAGAGAATTTGTACCCGACAATGATGTATATTTCTTCACTAGAGTAAGGAAAGACTTCATGTTTGTCTGGGTTTTAGGTTGGTTACCTACCACTAAGTTCATGCAGAAGTCTGTGTTCAAACAAAGAGGCGAGTCTGATGATGATGGGTTTATTTTTAAAAGCTCAGGCTTTCATTTACCTATTGAAGATTTAAATAAGCCTATTGATTATCAATAAGTCTCTTCTGGGGTCGAGATATACAGGGGGAAAGACTCCCCCTGTGATCCCGCTACGTTAAACCAGAAATATTCTTCGGCTTCCTCTTGGCTCATATCTTTAGCCAGTATTTGTATACACCGTTCTATGGAGTATACAGCTTTAGGCGGTTCCTCTTCCGTTGCTATCCCTATGAATGCCCCATCTAAACCGTCGGGGACTATGATAGATTCGTTCGGAGCGGCTAACTCACAAAACTCTTCTATCTCTTCTCTACTCATTTTCTGCTTCATTACTTATATCCCATTTTGGGTCTAAATCAATGTACAAGATCTTACCACCTCCCGTGGATTTCGACCACATTGGCCTGATGTTTTTAGAGGACTTAGCCCCTTCCTCCATTATCTGCATACCCCTCCTCATAAACTCAGTATTCCCTGAAAACCCTATAGCCCTTCCCCCATTATAGTCGTGCAGTTCCGCGAGGAAAGTTGTAAGAGTCCCCGTCCATGTTCCCTCCCTCCCATACTCTCTGGCCTTCGTCACGAAGAACTCAACGAGTTCCGCTACGAGAGCCCTGCTTGAGTTATCATAAGCGGCGGCTTCGATTTCTGGGTCGATAAAAGACTTAACTCCGAATCGGGATTGGCCTACCATATTTTTCGGTACTACAAAGTCGTCTGTTAACCACCTTGCGAAATGAGGTAGCTCGTCCCTAATCATTGCTTCTACCTCCACATTTGGAGGGAACTCACTGGTGGCTGATTTAGATATCCTGAGAGCTATTAGTTTATCTCTATTGCTTGAGTCCAGTGTAGGTATAACGGATAAGCTGTTGGGGTCCATGTTCAAAGACATTATGACCCTTCCCGTCCAAGGCAGAGTTACGGCATCTGCATATTTTGCATGGTACTCTATTCGTGGGTTAGCGGCACACTTTTTTATTAACTCAGTAGCCTTCCTTTGTTCTTGGAATGAGGCCGCTGAAGTTGTATCGTCGATGACCCATGATGCAACTCTTGCTAAATCTTTATTGAAATTTGTTTGCCCTGATAAGTACTCTGAGGCATCTGCGAATCCTCCTACTAAAGCGGAAATAACTCTATTCGATAAGAGAGATTTACCTTTGTTAGTTGGGCCAACAAGTAGTAGAGCTTGCCCTTGAGCTTCCTGTTTGTTGTACACAGCAAGGTAAAATCGTTGCATCCAAGCGTAAAAGTAGTCTAATGCTTCTTCAGTATTAAATAGTTGCCTCAACCATTTATGAATGAACGGCCACTTTTTAGGGTCTCCATCAGAAGCAGGTTCTACTGGATGCAGGTTAGCGCTGTTCAATATCCTGTGTGAGTTACATACCACTACTTTTTCTTTACTAAAAACTACAGGAGCTACTTCGTCTATTCGGCTCTCGTTTTGTATCGTAAGGATAGCCGCTTCAATTTCAGACAGTGGTTGCCCCCTCCTGACTCTAGGAGAGAACCCAGCCCTTTTAAGTTCCAGCAATACTTGTTTTTCAGGCACTTGGGATGGGATGCCTTTGATATCTTTGTAGTACTTAGTTCCATTAAACCAGTACTGGTCTGTTAAAGCTAGAAGCTTTTTCGATTCATAAGCCTCTACAAATTTAGGTCCGAATATTTCTTTCCACGTTAAGAAGCCCACCCCCGCTCTGTCGCTGTAACATACCATACCATCCTCGGCTACCTGACATCCGTGCCTCTCAATGCCATCGTCTATCCAGAACAATGGCCCCCTAGATCCAACACTAAAGTCTTCACCCCACCTATCTTTGTATTTAGGATTTGTATGAACTTCCTCAGCTACAATGGAAATCGGAATGGATATGGTGCTTTCCGCTTGTGGAGGCTTCTCTATAGCTACTTTTAGAAGAACTGTTCTATATGTTTCCTTTGGAATTAGGTCCCCCACTCTTGTCCAGTCTTCTCCTAATTCAAAATATTGGCTATACTTCAGTGAGCACTTATCAAAATCTGGAAACAGTCTTTCCAGTTTTAACAGCTTAGACATAGAATGCATAAAGGAGTTGAACATTTTGTGGTCGATAAGCATTCTCGACTCAAATTCCCATACTAATCTCAAGCCCCCTGAAGGAGTCCTAGATCTCCATGTTGGGAGGATGCTTGATTGAGTCTTTAGAAGGTCGTCGATTATATCCCAAGGAACTTCATACTTATCGTACTCTGCAACTATGCCCCATATAGCACATACTTTGTTCTCTCCTTTACTTGATAAACGCACTGAGGGGAGTAGTCCTTCGTTCATCGAGTAAAAGACATGGTCTGTATCAGGGTGCGACTTCCAAGCACCTCTTGCGTCCTTATCAGGGAAATCAGGAGCTTTGTTTGTTAGCACACTTAGATCGTCACATAGGTATGTAGTGTGCTCTGATAGATTCTTTAGATATCTGTATTTCATATTATTTTGTTTTGTGTTGCTATTTCTCGTACCTGTCTACTACTTTTCCTTCGGCATCTAGTGGGATATCAGGAATCCAATCAGGAGGAATCCGCATCTCTTCTATTACTGCTTCTAGTACATCTTCTGCTTCCTTCTCAGAAGTTTCGATAACTACCTCATCGTGTACATGGAAAATTGTTTGTAGCCCTTTATCCTCTAGGCGAATTAAAATGTCTGCAAATATATCTCTAGCCAACGCTTGTGAAGCATTCTCAGTAAGGAGCCCCCCGTAAAGTTTAACTGGGACTTTCTTCATCCCCTTTGCAATTAAAGCAATATAATTTCTCCTACTGTACTGAATAACTGATTTTATTTTCCCATAGTCAAGTGAGCGTCCAGATGGGAGTTCGATAGTAAAATCTTCGCCTCTTGAATAAGCTACGTGCAGTTGTCGTTGTAGTTTATTCCATAACGAAACGACTCTGTTCATTTTGTTTCTGTACAGTGTCACTGCTTTAACAGCTTCCGCTTCCTCCATGTTTGATATCATTGCGAATTTCTTAGCTGATGCTGAGTAACCGCACCCAAGAACCATTGTTTTTACCAAGTGCCTCAAGGAAGGGTCTTCTTCTTTAAGTACTCCTTTGCTCCTATCCCACTTATCAAAACGGACTGCAAAGGCTTCGTAGATATCATCACTGTCTTTAATTTCGTCGAGAGTGTTCTTATCTTCCGCTAACCAGCACAGTGTTCTAACTTCTATTTGAGATAGATCCACTACGACTAGTTTTTTACCCTTCTTTGGGGATATTAAACTCCGTAAATCAACACCAAACATTTCCCCTCTGGGTAGGTTCTGAAGGTTAAGGTTTCCTCCACTCCCGCTAAACCTACCTGTGTGAGCTCCGTGGTAGAGTATTCCTCCATAGTACCTGTCATCCCCCATTGTGGCGTACTCGAAAGATTCAAGTTTTCGCTTCAACGAATTAATCCTTCTATAGTTGCGTACCGCAGAAATCCATTTATATGTCCCTTCATTCTCTGCTATCCATTTATTGGCATCTTCGTCAGTTAAAGCAAGGCTGGCTGGTGGATCTAGTCCCACTCTATGACACTCTTCATTGAAGGCTTTTCTGGATAGCGGAGGAAATTCATTTATCCAAGGTATGCAGTTCTCCGCTTCAAATAATCTAGAAGCTATTTCTTTCTGCTGTTTGAGGAGGAGCTCTGTGTCTATAGGAATTCCACGTTGGACACATCTCCTATTAGTCAGGCTGATCTGCCTTTCGTGTTCGGGCCAATCTCCTTCTAAATCCTGCCATAGTTTTAGGCACAACTCCGAATCTTTAAGTGCGTATTCGTCCACCTCCTTTTGAAACTCTTCAGACATTTCCTCCCATCGTTTACCCGACATATTATCCCGTGTGGATTTGTCTACCTCCAGATTATATAAAGTAGTAGTCGCCCCTTTAAGCGATCTAGGAAGCCCGCAATAGGCCGCTAAATCTGCGGAGCACATCCATTGGTCATATTTATAGTAAGGCCACCACTTCTTTTCAACTCCGTACAAATAAAGGGTTTCATCAAACTGTGCGTTGTGGGCTATAACTATATTTCCTTCTATAATGGACCAGTCAAATTCTGTTTTAGGACACCCCACGAAAGAGGTTCCTTCGTCTCCGACGGCACTTACCCTGTAGGCATCAAATGCGTGGTGCGAGAAATATCCAAGAAGCCCTAATACTTTTATCGAACATTCCTTATCGTAATAACTTTCAAAATCTATCGCTATTGTATTCATAATTTAGTTGAGTAGGCCCGCCTACGTGTAGAAAGCTCTAAACACATAGACGGGCCATTCCCTCTCTGATCCCCCCACAGGATCAGGTAGGTTGTGGAACGAAGCACAACCTACAATTTTTATATAACAAGCTCGGGCTGTTCTTTTAGTTTTTCTTCTATGGAAGCTATACGAGCTTTGAATGCATCTTCTAAAGCTTCCATTTTAGTATCAGAATCTAGAAGTTCTCGTTGTTTGTCTAGAATCTCCGCTCTGATTTTTCCTACTTGCTCTAACTCGTCGGTGAGAATCCCGACAGTCATTTCCATTGTTAGTTGTTCGTCACGGTCCATTGTACTTATGCAGGTAAGATTCTTGATACGAAGTCGATAACATCCTGATCAGTCTCCACTTTCGTTGGAGTCATCTGTGGGATGTACCAGCTATTCCTGTTAGCTGTCACTTGGTCAGCTTGGAACTTCCAGTGGTTCTTGCACAAAGGAGACTCAGGGTTCATTGCTTGGAATAGTCCAAGGCGTTTGAATGTGTTCCTGTAAGCCGCTTTCCTTACGTGCAGTTTCCCCATAGCGTATGAAGTATCCCCAATAGGGAATGGAAATGCGTCTGCCGCATCTTCTCCAATGTCTTCTGGTTCAGGTATCAGTACTGTTATATCAGCAAATTCGATTGTCCCGTATTGGGAGTCCTCTTCAATGGCTGTTTTTTCTTCAGGAGTGTAAGCGATTCTTGCTATATCATTAGAACCAAAGGGGACGTTTTCAGCCCATCCTTTTTGTGCCGTTATTGGAATAACAGGAAGAGAACCTCCTGTTGGCATAATGGTGTGTGTTCTGTTAATGACAAGGGCTCCCTCGTCTCCTTCAATTTCCGATGACCCTTGAATTACGTTGAGTCTTGGAATTTCGATATCCTCTGCTGATATCTCTAGTCTTGGTGGCGCACTTGGAGCCGCCAGTTCTTGCTTATTTGCTTCTACTACTTTTGTTTTTGGCATTAGTCTTGGTCTTAGTTTTATTATTTTAGTTTAAGAAAGGGTAAACCTCTCTTCTGATGTTTCTATGATGCCATTGATTTCAACAGCGTCAAGAAAAGATCTTGATTTTTCTCCTTTTTCTCCTTTAGAGGCAGTATCCCCTACAGCATTGGCTACTTTTTTCAGCGGGATATTAATTATATTAAGCAGGTCATGCTCACTGAGATCATGCTCTTTAGCTATTTCAACGAGCTTCAAGTTATCCGTACACTTGCGGGTTGCTCCCATAGATTTCAGTTTCAGGGTTTCGAATTCGACCCCCTCTTTAGCCATCGTTACTGCTTTTTCCTTTATCCTCTTCGCCCAGTTCTCCATTACCTTCGCCACCACATAAAGGTGCTCTACGGTTTTCGGGTCTTGTGGGTCATTTAAATCTTCTTTAGGAAGGGAGTCTCCTGATATTCTCTGGACAATTTCTTTAGCGAGTCCCCCTAATGATGGGCAGTACCCCTCGTGTTTGCAGAACCTACAGTTAACCGTAGGAGAAAGATCTTCAGGGTCAGGAAAACCCCCGTCCCATTGTGGCCTGATCTTCTCCCCATTACGGATAACGTCAGCTAGCTGTTTGATTAGAATAGGTAGTTCATCCCTTGAGAAAGTACCTTCCAATACTTCTTCTCTCACAGGGACATAAAACACAAATGTAATCTCCTCCAGCTCGGGGTAGCGCTGGAACGCTCCTACTGTGTAGGCTTTAGCTTGCCAATTCTTTTTTGGTTCATCAATTACACTGACCCCTGTTTTATAATCAGCTAGTATGGCTCTGTTACCAAAAGTAATAAGCCTGTCACAAGTTCCCCACGTAGCTGTATTGTCTAAGTCTACATCCAAGAGGATCTCATTCTCTTCCACGTAGGTTTCTCCTTTGGCAAAATCCTTTATGTACTTTTCCTCCTGCTCGACTATTGCTTCATAAATCAGTACTTCGTCTTCATCGTGCAGGGCAGAGGGGTCACGTACCTCTAGGGCTTCGTGTATCCGTGTCCCTTTCTCAGCGGCGGCGTTTGTGCCTGACCTACCTTCGTAGCCAGAACAGCCAGCTACGTATTTAAGGCTTGATGGGCTAAAGTCTGCGTGTCCTCTACTTCCGTGATCAGGTTGATTGTCCATGATGTGTAAATTCTTTGTGTAGTGAGGCTCTTAACACTCTGAGTGCGGCCACAGCTTTTGCTTTTCCTTCTTCTGTATCAGGAGATCTAGACGTACAGTGTCGCCTACCGTTATGGTCTACTACTCCAACGTATACTACATGGTAGGAGCCGTCCCTCCTTTTAAACTCATCTCT